ACTTCACCTTACGATGCTGGTGTTTTCTATTGTCCTTATGTGCCTCTACAAATGGTTAGAGCCGTTGGTGAGAATTCATTCCAACCAAAAATTGGTTTCAAAACAAGATACGGTATGGCTGCTAACCCATTCCATACTGGTACTGTTGCTGCTTCTGCTGAAGGTGCGATTTCACTTTCTGCGAACACTAACAAATATTACAGAAGAGTTAAAGTAACTAACTTAATGTAATCTTGATTGATACAATCAAATTCAAAGAGGGCGCTTCGGCGCCCTTTTTATTATAGCGATATAAATACTTTGTGGAGTAAATTATGACAAAAAGATTAGACATATCAGATAATACTGCTATATCAATGCCTGTTAGAAACATGCTTGCTATAATTGGAGCAGTAGCAGTTGGAGTGTGGGCTTATTTTGGAGTATTAGAAAGAATTACCATGCTAGAAACAAAATCACAACTAGCAGAAAAAGACCTAAATGGACATATAGAAAGAATTGAGACAGAGTTAACTGCCAATACAGAATTTAGAATTAAATGGCCAAGAGGGGAAATGGGAACACTACCTGCTGACTCGGAGCAATATATGCTCATCGAAGACCTTTATGGTAGTGTAGAAAAAATAGAAAAACATATTGAAAATATGATGAACAATAAAATTAATATCGAGTTTATACAAAAACAAGTAGAAAAGATGTTAAATGATATTGAAAAATTAAAGGATGCTGACAGAGAGATTGTTTACAAAAACGGAAACGGAGATCATTAATGATAGAAGTTGTAGTAGCTTTGTTAATGATTGTCAATTCTGAAATCAAGGAGCATAGAATACAAGCTGATTTAAAATCTTGTTTAAAAGGCAAGAGAATAGCAGAGAGGCAGTATTCAGAGGGTGTTAGGTATCAATGCCTAAAATCAGAAGCAGAGCTTGAAAAGAATATAGACGGTTCATTATCAATTAAAAAACTTATTTTAAAGTAGGAAAAACAAATGACAGTAGGAAGACAACCAGAAATATTAGATTATGCATCACCAACACAATTTAAGATGATGATTAATCAGTTACCTAAAGTTGAGTTTTTCATAACTGCGGCTAATGTGCCAGGTATTAATCTTGGTGAAGCTATTTTCCCTACACCTTTAAAACAAATACCAATGCAAGGTGATGAAATAACTTTTGAAAACTTATCAATATCTTTTTTAGTTGATGAAAACTTAGAAAATTACAAAGAACTACACGATTGGTTAATTGGTATTGGATTTCCACAATCTAGATCACAATTTAAAGAATTTAGATCATCTACATCGAATAGACCTGGTGTTACTCAAGGTAACTCGCAAGATATTGGTGATGTACAACCCGCAACAGCAGTAAGTCCAATGTTTTCAGATGCAACATTAACTATTTTATCAAACAAGAATAACCCTGTGGTAGAAGTTAGATTTGAAGAACTGTCACCCGTTTCTTTAGGAGCATTAAACTTCGATCAAGAAGCGACAGATGTTCAATATCTTAAATCTACATGTGATTTCAATTACAAATACTACAAAATAGTACCATTAACTTAAACAAAGGAGTTGACAATGAACTGGTTTAAGAGTATAATAGTAAAATTATTAAAATTAAAAATATGTGAGTGTAAAAATTGTGAATGTCAAATGAAAAATTTAGAACAATAACAGATTTTTGTTTAGAAAATCCAGCGTTATATTCTTTTGATCTTGAGTTATATGAATATGAAATTTATAATAACTTATTTAAAGATAATAATATAGAAACTGTCAAAACAATAGGTGGGGGTCCTAATATGGACTTCTTCATATCTCAAGTTGACACACCTGTTAAGGAATGTGTTAACATAGACATTAATCTAAAGTATAGATTTCTAGATATCATCCCTTTACAAAAAAAATACAAAGAATTATTTGGATACGAAGGCCAATATAAGTTTATTCACGAAGCTGGAAAAGAAAGACCTGTGTTTGGTGATTACTTCGATTGTATTATAGATGATGTAGGCCCAGACCCTAGATTTGAAATGGATTATACCTTGACAAATCCACCAAAAATCTTTATACTAGCTCATCAAAGACACATTGAACAATTACCTTGGTGTTTTGAGTTTGATAAAATTATGCCCATGCAATTTGCAACAAAAAACACGTGTGTTTATAGTTTTGAAAGTTTAAAACCTGTGAATGAAACATTTAAAGGAAGAAAAACAGAAATGTATATTAATAATAAGTATGTACCTATTATACAACAACGAAATAAAGAAAACGATTTAGATAATGTAAAAAATCAAAATCTAAAACAATTTTCACAATTATGACATTAGACGAATTAAAACAAAAAGTATATAAAGACTTACCTGTTGACAAAGAACATTTAGATACAGAGAGTTTACGTAATCAAGAATTGTATGCAAAATATTTAGATTACAAAACTAATTTTGAATTTTTACTAGCAAAGGCAAAAGGCGAATACACTACAATGTTTCGTAACAAATGGGAATATTATGGTGGTAAATCAGATGCTAAAGTTTATGCATCAAAACCATTTGACTTAAAAGTATTAAAAAGTGACTTAAACATCTACATTGAATCAGACCAAGAAATTATAGACGCAAAAAATAAAATAGTATATCTAGAAACAACTGTTAAATTTTTAGAAGGTGTCCAAAGGTCAATTCAATCTAGAGGGTGGGATATAAAAAATGCGATTGAATGGCGAAAATTTGAAGCTGGAATGGTTTAATCCAATACAACAAATGCGAGACGAGGAATATACTTTCCTCGATCAATTTGTAAGAACTAAAACTTATGGCAATATTCTTGAAATAGGTCAAGGTGGTTCTACTGTAATTTTATTAGACGCAACAGCAGACACAGATAGAAAAGTTACATCTATTGATTTAAAATTTAAATTAAAAGATACTATGAAGTATCTACCTTTAGACTATGTTGAAAGATTAAAGTTTATTCAAGAAAATTCTAACACTATTAACTTAAAAGAAAAGTTTGGTTGCATATTAATAGATGGTAATCATACTTTTCAAGCAGTTAGAAAAGATACTATGAACTTTTGGAATAACTTAGATGATAATGGTTATATGATATTTCACGATTATGGTAATAAACAAGGTGTAACTGAATTTGTAGATGATTGGGTTAATTATTTTAAAGAAGCAAAAGTGATTAGACAAGAACATAATCTAATTGTAGTACAAAATGTATAACTTTGATAGTCCTTTTTCATTTCATTTCGAATTAACTGATAAGTGTAATGCTCGTTGCGTTCAATGTGCAAGAAATTTTATAGATGATGCAGGTAACTTAAACGAAAAGCCAAATCTTTGTTTAACAGAAATTACTATTGACCAATACAAAGATATATTTAAAAACTATCTTCATAAAACTCAAGACTTAATGTTTTCTGGTAGCATGGGTGACCCAATATATGCAAAAGACATTTTAGAAATTACCAAATATTCTTTTTCTCACATATTAAAACCTGAAGGTAATTTGTACATATACACAAATGGTGGGTTTAAATCAAAACAATGGTGGTCTGATTATGGAAGTTTTTTAAAAGATAAACCTCATGAAATTTGGTTTGGAATAGACGGACTAGAAGATACACATCATCTTTACAGAGTAAATACTAGATACGATAGAGTTATTGAAAATGCAAAAGCATTTATAAATGCAGGTGGAATAGCATCATGGTCTTTTATCAGATTTGGTCACAATCAACATCAAGAAGATGAATGTAGAAAGTTAGCAAAAGAATATGGATTTAAAGAATTTGTAATTGTTAATACTCAAAGATTTTATGGTAAAGAAAAAATTGATTACAAATGGAAAAATGAAACATATAGTATAACAAAGTATGCATCTAAGATAGATCAAGTAGAATTAGATAAAAAATTAATGAATGAAAATACAAATAACATTAGTTGTAAAACTAATAAAACAAATGAAGTGTTTATTGATAGTATGGGTTATGTACATCCATGTTGCTGGATTGGTGGACATGAATATCAAAGAATAAACAAAATGCAAAAAAAAGACAATCATAATGATTTTCTTTTTGAAAATAAAGAATATACACCTGCTTGGAATAAATCTTTTTTAGATACAATCAAAGAAGATTGGTATCAACACATATTACCTTTAAGTTGGGAAACATCCCCATGTATGATATGTGCTAGTAAATGTGGAAAAGATAAAATTAAAACTGTTAGAAAATATGAAAAAGGTAGTGAGTTTTATGTGGAATGAATCTGATTTAATTTTAGACGTAGAACTTACAACTCATTGTAATGCTAGATGTCCTCAATGTTCACGTACAAATCAACATGATGTTAGTAAAAGAAACTCATTCGTTCCTTTACAACAATCATCATTAGAACAATTTAAAAAATGGTTTCCTATAATCAAAATTAAACACTTTCATTTTTCTGGTAAGTATGGTGACCCAGGTATGTGTAAAGATTTAAAACAAATAGTAGAATATATTATCAATAGCAATAGCGACACAACTATTTCAATTAACACAAATGGCAGTATGAGAAACGAAGAGTTTTGGTTTGACCTTTGTGGTATAGGAAGAGAAAGACTTGAACTTATTTTTGATGTTGATGGTACAAATCAAGAAATGCATAGTTTTTATCGTAGAGGAACAAGTTTAGATAAAGTTTTAAATAACATAGAAGCCGCATGTCAAACAGTATCTAAAGTTTCTGTTCTTACAGTTATGTTTAAACATAATGAAGATTATATTGAAGACATACAAAATATGTGTAGAAAATATGGTGTAAAACATTTTGATACTGTTGAAGGTAATAATTTTTTATATGGTCCAAATTATAAGTTTATCGATGAAGATGGTAAAGAACAAGTGTTACAACAGATAACACGTAAAGATAGAGAACAAGGATTAGAAAGAACAAATAGAATAGTAAGAGATCATAGACACTCGATTGATTACAAAGAAATAGTTTGTGCAGCTGCAAAAGAAAAAAATTTACAAGTATCATCAAATGGTTTAGTAATGCCTTGTTGTCATTTATCAGCATTAGAAAATCACAAAATGATTAATCCTAAATCAACTGAATATTTGTCAACATATGGCGAAGAGGGTATTGAAGATAACAACACACTATCAGAATATATTAATAGAAGTAATGATTTTAATCTTAATTATAAAAACATTGATGAAATAATAAATGATATATGGTATGTTGAAAGTTTAAAAAACTCATGGGCATCAAAAAGTACAGCCTCGTATGCATGTAAAAAGGTTTGTGGAAAATGTTAATTAAAAAAATAAATGATGTCTATCTAAAGATAGAAACTAATCAAGCAGTTGCTCAAGAGTTATCAGATTACTTTACTTTTGAAGTACCAGGGGCAAAGTTTATGCCTACTGTACGTAATAGAATGTGGGATGGTAAGATAAGATTATTCTCAAAACAAACAGGTCAAATGTATGTTGGATTGTTACCCTATCTTAAACAATTTTGTGAAAACAATGAAATAGAATACACAATATCATATGACGATATAACACCTAAGATTGATAATGATACTGCAAGAGGGTTTATCGATAGTTTAAAGATGCCATTTGAATTATATGATTATCAATATAACTCTTTTGTTAAAGCATTAGAAACTAAAAGAAAATTATTTGTATCACCGACTGCAAGTGGTAAGTCAGCAATTATCTATGCGATTGTTAGATACTTACAATTATCAAACAAAACTGTTTTAATCTTAGTACCAACAACATCTTTAGTAGAACAAATGGCAAATGATTTTATATCTTATGGTTGGGATGATTCGCATATTCACAAAATTTATTCAGGCCACGATAAAGTTAGCAACAAACCAATAACAATATCTACATGGCAATCAATATACAAAGAAAATAAAAAGTATTTTAATAAATATCAATGTGTCATAGGTGATGAGGCACATTTATTTAAAGCAAAATCTCTTACTGGTATCATGACTAAACTAGAGGATTGTCCTTATCGTTTTGGATTTACTGGTACACTAGACGGAACACAAACACATAGGTTAGTGTTAGAAGGTTTGTTTGGAGAAGTAGAACAAGTGACAACAACCAAAGCATTAATGGACTCAGATACCATTGCCAAATTGGCGATTGATTGTATTGTATTAAAACACGATGAGAGTATAAGTAAACTATGGAAAGATTATAATTATATCGAAGAAATTAATTATCTAGTACAAAATAAAAAACGAAATCAATTTATTTACAATCTTTGTAAAACTTTAAAAGGTAATACACTTGTTCTTTATCAACTTGTAGAGAAACATGGTGAGGTTTTAAATAAAATGATGCAAGAACTTGACAAAGAAATTCACTTTGTACATGGTGGAATAGGAACAGATGAAAGAGAACAGATTAGAGCGTTGGCTGAAAAAAAAGATAACATTCTCATTCTTGCTAGTTACGGAGTATTTTCCACAGGCATTAATATTCGTAATCTACACAATGTTGTTTTTGCAAGCCCATACAAATCTAGGATAAAAGTTTTACAATCAATTGGTCGTGGTTTAAGAAAGTCTGAACAAAAAGACGCAGTTAAACTATATGACATAGCAGATGATCTTACACATAAGAATCGTAAAAATTTCACACTATTACATTTTCAAGAACGAATAAATATATACAATGAGGAAGAGTTTAACTATAAAGTTAATACACTAAGCTTATGAGTAAAAAAAACATAATTAAATTAACAACTGGCGAAGAAATCGTTTGTCAAATAACAAACGAAACAGACACGCATACATCAATTAAAAATCCTTTAAAAATTCACACGATACCAAGATTTGTTGATTCAGGTATAGTAGAATCATTAGCATTAATTCGTTGGGTTAAACCATATACGGAAGAGGATACTGTCGAAGTAAAAAATAATCATATACTTTATTCAGCAAAAACTTCAGCAGGGTTAAGTACATTTTACGATAAGCAATTATTAATTGCTGAAGAACATGGTGGATTCATGACAGCAAAGAAACATCAAAAGTTAATTGATAATTACCATAAAGAACAATTGCAATCAATCAACCCTGAGCATGATCTTGAAGAAGATGAATATTATGATGACGAAGATAAAACTATTCATTAGACCTAATTTTTTCTTGACAAATGAACCATTTTTAGTTAGAATGGTTAACTAATAGAAAGATATAGTTATGGCCAAGAAAAAAATAACAGCACACTATGTTTCAAACAAAGAATTGTTTGAAGCAATGAAAAAATTTAAAGTAGAGTGTGAAGACGCAGATAACGTTGGTGAAAGAGTAAAGGTGCCAGAATACATTGGAGCATGTATTTTGAAGATTGCAAATGGTCTATCTAACAGACCTAACTTTATTAACTATACTTACAAAGATGAAATGATATCGGATGGTATTGAAAACTGTTTACAATATATTTACAACTTCAACCCTGAAAAATCTAAAAATCCATTTGCTTATTTTACACAAATAATATATTATGCGTTTATACGTAGAATACAAAAAGAAAAAAAACAACAACACATTAAACACAAAATGATTGATAGTGGCGAATATAAAACACACGAACAAATGCCAGGCGACCCAAACGTTTATACGTTTAATGGACAATTCAATCCTTTAGTTATGTTACCAGATCAACCTGTGTATAAAACAAAAGAAAAAAAGAAAAATCCAAAATCACTTGAAAGATTTATGAACGAGGACGAAGATGACAAATAACATGCAAGCAGAGTTTAAACTTATATCACCAATAGACCCACTACTAACTAACCCATTACCCGAGTTTAAAGACGAAATATTACCAGAAGGGTTTACTAGAACTAAAGTTGCCGAAGATTTATTTGTTGCAATGAAACAGTTTGGTGGTATTGGATTATCAGCAAATCAAGTTGGATTACCATATAGATTATTTGTTATGGGTGGACATAAAGATATGGAAGATGGTCTAGCAAGGGCGTGTTGGAACCCAGAGATAATAGAATTTTCTGAAGATACAATACAATTAAGTGAAGGTTGTTTAACGTATCCTTTATTGTTTTTAAAAATAACAAGACCTAAAACAATCAAAGTAAAATATACAGATAATGATAATAAAGAACATATTGAAGATTTAGATGGTATGCCTGCAAGAGTTTTTCAACATGAGTTTGACCATATGAATGGTACAGACTTTACAAAATTAGTATCTAAATTTAAATTAGATAGAGCAAAAGTAGCAATACAAAAAATTTATGATGCAGAAAAGAAAGCTGCACCTAAAACAGTTCAACTTGCAAAAAAAATTAAACGAGAAATGGAAGAAAAGAAAACAGGTGTAATTAAACCAAATACAGATATTATCATTTAATGAAAGTAGCAATTATAACAGACACGCACTTTGGTGCTAGAAACGAT